CGCCAGCCACGGCAGGGCGCTGCGCGAAGGGGCTTCCTCGACGATCGCGTTGAGCTGGCCGGACAGCGCCGGATCGGCGGCCAGCCAGCCAAGCAGCGCGGCGCGCAGGGCAATTTCCATTGTGGCTATCCTTTGCTGAACAGCGGCCAGAGCAGCGCCGCGCGGCGCCAGCGCTGGGCGGGATCGCGGCGTTCCAGCCGCAGCGTTTCGGCGCGGGCCGAGGCCAGCCGGAGGGCCTGGGCCTGGAGCCGGACCAGCAGGGCCGAGAAATCGGCGGGGGTGTCCTTCATGCCAGCCGCAGCCGCCGCCACGGACGCCACAGCGCCGCGACCGCTGCCGGGGGCAGGCCCGATTGCTGCTCGCCCTCGCGCTGGCGGTACTGGTGCGCGGCCAGCCGCAGCACCCCGTGGCGCAGGGCTTCGGGCAGGGCGGCCCAATCCGGCGCGAGGCCCGCGGTAAAGCGCACCGCCACGCGGCCCGCGATGCCCGGGCGCAGCACGCCGATCCGGCCAGAGCCATCGGCGTCCAGATCGATCCGGTAATCCCCTGCAGCCAGCGCGAAGCGCGGTCCGTCTGCCGGAATGCCCTGGACCGAGGTGATCGCCTGGACCGGCAGCGCGGTCAGCCGCGTCCATTCGGGCGTGGTCGGCAGCACTTCCTCGCAGACCTGCTGGAGCGGCATGGTGCCGGTGAAATCCTCGCACAGGTCGAGGGCCATGCGCAGCAGGGCACCAAGCTGCGCGTCGTCGGCCGGCACGGTGATGCCCAGCCAGTCCTTGAGCTCCGCCAGTGCGGCGGGGGCCAGCGCGGCGGGGGTGATGATAACCCGCTTCATGGCGGTCTCCGTGTCTGGGATGAATGGGGTGCGCCCGCGCCGCAGGGGAGGGTGCGGCGCGGGCGCGGGGGTGCGGCGCCGTGGGGCACCGCGAGCGGGCGGCAACGAGGGGCATCGCCGCCCGCGTCAGGCTCAGGTCGAGATCTTCAGCAGCTTGATCGCATCGCTATCCAGCACCTGCCCGCCGACGCGCTTGGTGGCGTAGAAGTTGACGAAGGGCTTGTTGGTGAAGGGATCGCGCAGGATCGTGGTCGCCTTGCGTTCGGCGATCAGGTAGCCGGCCTTGAAGTTGCCGAAGGCGATCGGCAGGGTGCCCGCCGCCACGTCCGGCATGTCCTCGGCTTCGATCACGGGATAGCCGAGCAGGCGCGCGGGCGCCCCTTCAAGCAGGCCCGGCTGCCACAGGAAGGTGCCGTCCGCCGCCTTGAACTTGCGCACGGTGGCGAGCGTCTTCGAATTCATCACGAAGACCGCGCCCTGGCGGTGCCCGGCCTTGAGCGAGTGGACCAGGTCGATCAGCTTGAGTTCCGGCGAGGCGTCGAAGGCCGAGGCATTGCCGCTGGCGAGGAACTGGAGCGTGCCGAACGGACGGACCGCATCACTGGTTGCGGCGGTCGGCGCGCTCAGGAAGCCGCGCGGCTGGTTGGTGCCGGTGCCGCTGACGAAGGCCGCCCCTTCGGCGCGGGCGAATTCCATCGCGATCTCGCTTGCCAGCCAGGCTTCGATGTCGAAATCGGCATCGTCGAGCATGGCCTGGCTCGCCGCCGGGTTGGCGTAAAGCTCGCCCATCGGCGGAGCGATCTCGTTGAACTTGGGCGTGGTGGTTTCGGGCCGCGCCGCGACCTCGCTGACCCAGCCCGAGGCGGAGCCGCCCGCGGTGACCAGCTTGCGATAGCCCGCGCTGCCGGTCTGGACGACCTGCGAAATCGCGCGGATCGGGCTGATCGTCTTGAGCTGCATCGAAATCAGCGCGTCGATCTCACGCGGGACGGCAAAGCCGCCATCGGCGGCCACCGCGCCGCTGACCGACTTCAGCTCGGCCTCGCGGCCATGGCGCAGGTAGCCGTCGACGAAGCCCTTCAGTTCCAGGCTGGGGGCAGCGCCGCCGCCGATGGCGGGGCGGGCGGCGGCGCGGCTGACGCGGTCGAGCCGCGACTTCACTTCATCGACGTCCGAACGCAGCGCGCCCAGCGCCTGCTCCGCCGCGTCCTGGCGGGCGACGAGATCGAACGAGGCATCGAGCGCCTGTTCGGGGAGGGTATTGTCCATGGATTTGGCCTTTCAAAGGAAGCGTCCCGCCACCGGCGGGACACCGTGAACTCCCCTCCCGCTGGCGGGAGGGGCTGGGGGAGGGAGTGTTGGGTGGCGGGAGGGGGGTGCGGTTGCCGCATTGCGGCGGGTGTCAGGTGATGAGATGCACCCGCGCCCCGTGCTGCATCGGGTGGGTGACCAGGCTGACTTCGAACAGGTCGATCTCGGTCAGCTCGCGGCCAGCCGCATCGCGGGTAAAGCTGCGCGCGCGGTAACCGAACGACAGGCCGGTGACCGCGCCCCGCCGCAGCGCCGCCCCGGCGCCGCCATCGGGGTTGTCGATCCGGGCGATGACCCGCAGGCCGCGCGCGTCCTCGGCGGCGCTTTCGATCCAGCCGATCCGCTGGTCGGGGCGGTGCTGCCAGAACAGCGGCAGGGGTTCGCTGCGCTGGGCGAGGGTGCGGGTGAAAGCGCCGGGGCGGATCGTGTCGCGGCCCGCGTCGCGGCGGCCGAACAGGGCCGCATAGCCTGCAAGCCTCACTTCAGCAGCCCCGTCGCGCCCAGCTTCCAGGCCATGCCCATCAGCACCAGCGCGAGCGCCCCGCGCACCACCCAGGCGAGCACCGCCTTCCACGCGGCGGTCTTGGCATCGCGCCAGGCCTGGAGCAGCTCGCGCAGTTCCGAGAGGTCGGAATGGGCCGCCGCGTCGTCCAGCCCCATGCGGGCCAGGACGCGCTCGGCGCCCAGTTCGCTGGCTTCTCCCACGATCGCGCGCAGGGTCACCATGTCGCCCCCGGCATCGGCGGCCTGGGCGAGCAGGCGAGCCACCATCTCATCACGGTTCATGATTTGTTCCTTGATTGGGCGGGCGGCAGGCCCAGCAGGGCACGCTTTTCCGCGTCGGAGAGGAAATCGGCGGCGGAAACCTGCGACCACAGCCGCTCGCGGTCCTCGGCCAGCGCGGGCACCCGGTCGAGGTCGATCGCGAGCCTGGCACCCGGGAACCAGGTCTCCAGCCCCTCGCCCAGGGCCGAGAGGATCTTCGCGGAAAGCGGCAGCAGGGTCAGCCGCCACAGCGCGCGGTTGGCCTCGCGGTAATTGGCATAGGTCGCGTCCCCCGGCAGGCCGAGCAGCATCGGCGGCACCCCGAAAGCGAGGGCAATGTCGCGCGCGGCGGCGGCCTTCAGCTCGGCAAAGTCCATGTCCGCAGGCGTCAGGCTGAGCGGCTGCCACTTGAGCCCGCCTTCCAGCAGCATCGGCCGCCCGGCATTGAACTGGCCGGAATAGGCCGAGGCGAGTTCGGCCTTGAGCCGGTCGAACTGCTCCGCTGTCAGCCCCGCGCCGTCGCCCGGATCATAGACCAGCGCGCCAGAGGGCCGCGCGGCGTTTTCCAGCAGCAGGCGGTTCCACTGTCCGGCGGCGTTGTGGGTGGCGACCGCCTGGTCGGCGGCGGCAAGGCAGCCCGCGCCGTAATGGTCGTCGCCGGGGTGGAAGTGGCGGATGTGGATCAGGCTTGGGCTGGCGTCCTGGTCCTCTGCCGGAATGGTCAGGCTGCGTTCGCCCACGCGGTAGGCATAGGCGGCCGGCCAGCCGTCCTCTCCGGCGACCACGCTGACCCGTTCGGGGCGCAGCGCGAACAGCTCCACCGGCTGGCCCGCGCCGTCCTTGACGATCTGGACATAGGCATTGCCGTGCAGCAGCAGCTGGCTCGCCAGCGTTTCCAGCAGCGACTGGCCCGCGCTGGTCGCGGTGACGAGCTTGGTGAGCGCCGGGTCGGCGGGCAGCAGCGGCGCGCCGCCGATCCCTTCGGCCACCAGCCGCACCGCGCGCTGGGCGACCGGGTTGTCGACATAGGCGCGCTTAACGGACGAGGTGTATTCGAATGGCGCGCGGCCACCCCCACCATCGGCGAAGAACCACGGCGAAGTATAGGCCCGCGCCAGCGGCACGCGGGCGCCCCCGCCCTTGAAGGCGGCGGCGATGGTCTGGAGGAAGGACATGAGGGGCCTTTCTTGAACGTCCCGCCCGCAAGGGCGGGTAAAATATGAGCGCACCGGCGGGCCGGTGCGGCGTTCAGCTCAGCCACACCCTCGGTGCGGCCTGCCTTCCAAGCATCAGTTCGGTCAGTGCCCAGACCAGGGCATCGGCGCGGTCCGGGCTGCGGCCGGGGCCTGCGTAGGCGCCGCCCGCCAGCAGCCCGCAGAGCTGGTCTTCCAGCGCCGGGAACTGCCCGGCGTGGCGCACTCGGCCCGCCTCGTAGAGCGCGGCAATCGGCTCGGCGCGGGCCGTCTTGCCTTGCCGCGCGTGGACCAGCCGCACCGGCAGGACGAGATCGGCCGCGCGCAGCACGCTTTCGACCATCGCCCCGCCCTGGTTCGCCTCGGCCACCACGCGGTCGGCCTGCCAGCCTTGAGCGGTGCGGGAAACGGCGCGCGCCCAGCGTTCCGGGCTGGCCTTTTCCACGCTGGCATCGGCCAGCACATGGGCCGTTCCATCTTCGCCAAGGGCACAGACCACGATCCCGCAGGCGTCACCCTGGGCCGAGGCGGGGGGATCGACCCCCACCACCACCCGGCTCCATCCGCCACCAGTGCCGGAAGCCGCCGCGGTGCGGCAGGCTTCCAGCAGGGCGCGGGTCCACAGCGCACCTTCGATATCGGTGATCAGTTCTCCGTCCAGTTCCTGCCGCCCCAGCGCGGAGCGGCCATATTCGCGCCGCACGGCGGCAATGAAGCGCGGCGGCAGGTTGGCCTTGTTGTCGAATGTCCGCCCGCGCGTCACCGCAACCTCCGGGTGATCGAGCAGCCGCTTCAGCAAGGGCACCGCACGCGGGGTGGTGGTGGCCACCACTTGCGGGCGTTCGCCCAGCCGCAGGCCGAGCAGCAGGTTGTCCCAGGCGCTTTCGGCCTTGCCATTGTCCCATTTGGCGATCTCGTCGCACCAGGCGTGGCTGTGCTGCGGCCCGCGCAGGCTTTCCGGCTCGCCGGCGGCAAACAGCGTTGCCTGCGCGCCGCTTGGCCAGCGCAACTGCCGCTTCGAAGGCTCGAAGCGAGGGCGGCGCCCGCGCGGGGCCAGCGCCAGCAGGCCGCTGTCACCTTCCACCATCACGCTGCGTGCTTCGCCCAGCGATGCGCCGACCAGCGCGATCCGGGCCTGCGGATCATTTTCCGCGATGGCGCGGACCCATTCCGCCCCGGCGCGCGTCTTGCCGAAACCGCGCCCGGCAAGGATCAGCCAGCCAAGCCACTCGCCGTGCGGCGGCAACTGCCCGGCATGGGCCCACAACCGCCAGTGATGGCGCAGGGACTGGTGCTGGCGCTGGTCCATCGCGGCAAGCATGGCGGCGCGCTCGTGCCGGGGCAGGCCCAGCAGGAAGGCTGCGCGGCTGTCACTCGCTGTGCTCATCCGGCCCATCCTGATTGTCGCTGCCCTGAAGCTGCGCGGCATTGGCGGCGGCGCGTTCCCGCATGGAATCGATCATGGCGTCGATCGAATCGAGCACTTCCTGCTCGCTGCGGTCGTCCTGCGCGGCGCGTTCATGCGCCACGGACTGGCGGTGCTGGGCCAGCAGGCGGATCGCATTGGCCACGTCCATCTTTCGGCCACCGTCCGGATCGCGCAGATAGCCGAGCAGTTCCATCTCCAGGTTCTCGTAGCCCTCGCACAGCGCCTGGCGCCATTCGGCGGCAAAGCCGGGATGCTCGCGCCGCACCCGGTAGACCCGGCTGACCGAGATCCCGGCCCGTTCGGCGGAGCGGGTGACGTTGGACGTTTCGACCAGCGCGGCCAGGAAATAGGTGCGCCAGTGCTTGTTCAGGCGGTCCTCGCCCTCGGCGTCGCGCAGGCGCGGCGGCAGCTTGGTTTGTTTGGTGCGCGGCCGGCCACGCGCTGCGGGCGCAGCGGCGGCGGGCGCGGTTGGCGCCTTGCTCAT